TGGTTCCGTAAACTGCCACAAAAATGGAGACTTGGCCTGAAAAATGAAACTTTGCCGGTGTGGTCGAGTCGTGAAAGACAGGTGTTTGGTGTGCAATCCACCTAGAAAGCACACTGGCACAACAAAGGATCGCGGGTACTCAAACGACCACAGAAAAGCAAGCGAGACTTACAGAACGTTGCATCCACTTTGCGAGTGTTGCGTAAAAAAAACAGGAGTTTTGCACGCTAATGCAAGCGAAGAGATGCACCATATCGAAGCGATTGCAGACAATCCGATGAGGCGAATGGATAGAGGTAATTGGTTGGCGGTTTGTCGTCCATGTCACGAAGAGTTGGAAGGCGCTAAGATAAGTGGGATGGTGGTTAAACGTTGGAGCGAACAACATTACGAGGATGCGTTAAATGGTCAAGGGTAGAAAGCCTTTAGCAAGTGCAGCACATAGGGCTAGCGGTGCGTACAAGAAGAATCCAGCACGCGAGAACAAGCACGAACCGAAAGCGGTTGAAGGTGTGCCTAGCAAGCCTGCGCATATCGCTGCCGATGCAGACGCAAGCGGGTACTGGGACCATGCAGTTTCGCAACTTGTTGAAATGAAAATGATTTCAAAGGCTGATCGATCAATTTTGGAGTCGTTTTGTGAAGCCATGTCACTAAAGAGAGCTGCATTCGAATGCAAGGATTACACGGCCTGGTCAAAAGCTTGTTCCCAGGCCAAAGGCTGCATGATCGAACTAGGATTGACTCCATCTGCGAGAAGTCGTTTGGTGGTTAAAGAACCAGAGATTGAAGACGCATTTAGCCAATGGATGGCAGGAAACGGTGCCAGTGATAACTAGCGGAACAAGAGCTAGAGTTCAAGATTATATCGATGGGGTTCTAGATGGAACAATCATTGCGTCTAAGCGAGTTCGTGAAGCAGTCCAGAGACACGTTAACGATTTGACCAAGCAAAGTACAGAAGATTTTCCATACCACTTCGATCAACAGCACGCACAGCAGGTTTGCCAGTTCTTCCCGTTGGTTCTCAAACACTCGATTGGCGAATTTGCCAGAATGCCTTTTGAGTTGTCACCGTTCCAGTTGTTTTGCACTTGGGTGATATTTGGATGGAAGCGAAACGCAGATAACTCTAGGCGATTTCGCAAAGTCTACATCTCAATGGGACGGAAGAATGGCAAGTCATCTTGGATCGCTGGCTTCTGTCACTTCCTGGCATGCGGCGACATTGACCCAGCGACAGGCGAACCGGAAGCAGTCGCGCAGGTTCTTTTAACTGCAACCAAAAAGGAACAAGCAAAAGTTGTTTATTCCGAAACGGAACGCATGAGACTGCAATCACCAGCACTGGTGAGAATGTCTGGCGTCAAGTACGAGACAATCACCTACAAGCACAACCAGAGCTACATCCGAACGGTTGGAAGCGACAAGCCTTTCGACGGACTGAATCCCCATTGTGTTGTTATGGACGAACTGCACGCATGGCAGGAACATCACAGGCCGTTCTACGACACGATGGTTACTGGTTCGGGATCGCGTACTCAACCACTTCATTTGATTATCACTACAGCAGGCGACGACCTTTCCCATCTGTGGCTCGATGACTACCGATATGCTTCATCTGTCGTTAAAGGTGACTTCAAGGACGAGACGCTTTTCGCGTTCATCTGCGAACTTGACGAAGCAGACGATCCAGCAGATGAGTCATGCTGGCCCAAAGCTAATCCCAACTTGGGAGTGTCGGTTAAGTGGGACTACTTGCGACAACGCTGGAGCGAAGACAAGCACACAGCACTTGGCGTTAATCGATTCACTCGATACCACGGCAATAGGCTTGTCACATCAACAACGAAGGCGTTTAGTGTTGCCGAATGGGACAAGTGTGAGCGAGAGTTAAGCGACTGGACGAAAGCTGATGCGGTTGGAGCTGGCGTTGACTTAGGTGCTAGAGACGACTTAGCAGCGTTTGGACTGTGCGCCCGGTTTATCGTTGCACATGATGGCGATATTCCTGTCTATCGCTACGAGGTTCGTTCATTCTCGTTCATTGCAAGCGATAGCATTCGAGACTTAACCAAGATGCCTTTCGCAACTTGGCTTCATTGCGGGTTGATTCAGAAAAGCAAGTACCCAATTAGCGACCTGCAATCGCAACTAATCCAGGCTTGCAACGACTACGGCATACAAACGATTGCATACGATCCCTACAACGGGCAGCAACTCGGAGAGGACTTGTCACAGGAGGGAATAACAGCGGCACGCATGGCACAGAATCAAACGAACTTCAACGAAGCGATCCGAGACTTCCAGCAAGCCATTGTTGACGGACGCTTGGCGCACGATGGCAACGCTTTGCTTCGCTGGTGCGTTGGAAACGCGGTTGTAAATGCTGACAGGTCAGACCGTTGGATGTACGACAAAAAGACATCTTCAGAAAAGATCGATCCTCTAGTTGCTGCAACGATGGCGTTTCGAATTTGCTCATTAGCTCCGCAACGTGCAAGCGGCAGCCTCTACATTGCATAAAGGAAAAACATGCTCAACTTTAGAAAATACTTGATGCAGTGGATGGGTGTGCATGACGATAACGAGGTTGATCGTTACGAACGGCAGACGCTTGCCGATTCGTTGTCGCTTCCTCCAGTATGGTACGCACACAACAAAATTTGCGGTGACATCGGCATGCTGCCAGTTGACGTAAAGAGGGTACGCGGCCAAGGTGCTGTCACCGATGAGAAGCACGATGGATACAGGCTATTTCGAGAACAGCCAAACATGCTGCAATCTCCTAGCGTGTTCAAGGAACAGCTTTTTTCGCATGCGATCATGTACGGGAATGGTCGCTCAGCAATCATCAGGGAAGGCGATAGAGTTAAGGAATTGATTCCTTTGCTGCCAGATCGGACGCGAACTGTCCTTTCAGATGGCATCAAATACCACATAACAAAGCCAAAAAAGGACGATGATTTAGATACTTTTGCGAATTGGGAGAAGAATCAGGACGAATACATAGTATTTCCTGATGCAGATGTTTTGCACATTCCAGGCTTCTCATTTAACGGGCTCGAAGGAATTGGCCTGTTACAGATCGCTGCATCCACGTTCTCTATCGGTGTCGATTCACAATCGCACGTTCGCAACCAGTTGAAGAAAGGCTTTCGCGGCAAGATTTTCCTAGAAGCTCCTCCAGGTGCGTTCCGAAAAGAGGAGGATGCCAAGGAGTTCCTAAGTTCTTTCAACAAAAGCGAAGGCGGACCAGAGAACGCAAGCAAGGCTGGCTTGCTTCGTGAGGGCATCAAAGCCAACGCGGTTAACATGACCAACACAGACGCACAGTTTGTCGAGTTGCAGAAGTTTACTCGGCAGGACGTTGGTTTGTTGTTCGGAATTGACTCAATGCCTGGCGATGGTGACAGCGTTTCATACAACTCGCTTGAGCAAAAGAACATTGCGTACATGATCGCTCTTGATCGATGGCTAGTAAAGCTAGAAGAACAATGCGATATAAAGCTTAGGACACCAACACAAAAGCGTTTGCGGTCGCATTACTTTAAAGTGAACCGCGCTGCAATTCTCAGGACGGACACGAACACGACGAAGGACGTTTTAACTTCCTATGTCATCGCCAAAATTATGAACCGAAACGAAGCAAGGGCAAAGCTTGACCTTAACCCAGTCGAAGGCGGCGATGTGTTCGAGAACCCTGCAATTACTCCAGGCGACTCAGCAAGTTCGGATACACCAGCAGACAACCAAGCACCAGAAGACTCAACCGCAGGCAACAACAACGCAAGAGCAGTCGAAGAAACGATTCGTTCGCTACTCGATAGAGAGGCAAGCAACGCAATCTCAGGCTCGAAGCGAAAGAACTTTTGCGACTGGATCGACAACAATTACGCAAAGTGGGAGCCGAAGCTGGCCGACAAGCTGGAAGCAATCGGGCTTGATCGCGATTTGGCAAGAATCCACTGCGATGAAAGCCGAGAAATGCTTTTACAGGTAGCTGACAGATCAACACAAGATACGTTGACAGACAACGTAACTTGGGCTGTACAAGACTGGAAAAACCGAGTTTATTCAATCATAGGAGTCAACGCATAATGATCACAGTCAAAGCGGAAACGAACGAACTTTTTATTGATGGCGCGATTGGTTCGGATTGGATGAGCGAAGGCGTGACTGCAAAGGCGGTCGGAGAATCGCTTTCCAGCATTAAGGGGAAAGTCAAGGTTCGCATCAACAGCCCAGGCGGTTCGGCAGATGAAGGAATATCTATTTTCAACATGCTGAAGCGTCATCCAGGTGGCGTCGATACTCACAACGAAGCGCTGGCAGCGTCAGCAGCGTCTATCATCTTCATGGCAGGTGACAAGCGGACGATGGAACGCGGTTCGAAGCTGATGATCCATTGCGCCCATTGTGTAGCTATTGGAAACAGTGCTGACCTGCAAAAGATGGCAGAGGTACTGTCGGTTTATGATTCGTCGATGGCTGAAATCTACGCTGATGCGATGGATATGCACTCGGACGATGTGCTAGCGTTGATGGCAGAAGAAACATGGTACGATCCTTCAGCAGCTCAGTCGTCTGGGTTGGCTACGGATATTGCACCAACGGTTCGACGCAAGACAGCAGCAGCAGCAGCATGGTTCAAGAATCCTCCTGCCGACTTGTTTGACGAAAACGCAATCGAGAAACAAGAGCAAGAGATTGTCAGTAGAATCTCGGCAGCAAAGATCGCGGAAATAAGGGCTAGGATGTAATGGAACAAGCAGATTTAATACACATTCAGTTGGAACTGCAAGCAATCAAGCGAAAGCTTTACGCACATGAAGCAATCGACCGATTAGGGCTTGAAGGTGAATTGCCTAGTCGTTATCCAGAGTTCCGTTCGCAGTTTGGCGAAGATATGCTTGCATGGGACATGCTAGGCAACAAGACCAACGGAACCTACCTGGAAGTTGGTGGTTTTGATGGCAAGTCCCTGAGTGTAACCTATGCACTTGACGCAATGGGTTGGAATGGATTGCTAATCGAACCAATTAAAGCACGTTTTGAGGAGTCGCTGAAGAATCGCCCAAATGCCATCCACCAAAACTATCTTCTGGGCAAGAGGGGTTGCGGCGGTCGTGCAGAATTGCAGGTTGTCGAAGGTTCTGAAATGTTCTCTGGCGCAAACGGGAACAAAATAGACTTTGCACCAGCGGCAGCAAAGCCAAAAAGAATTGAAAGGGTTTTAACAACCGACCTGGATTCAGCCTTAGTCGAGGCATTTCCTGAGAATGTGCAACTTGACTTGGCGGTTATGGACGTAGAAGGTTCTGAATGTGATGTACTTGATGGGTTCAGCTTAGGCATTTGGAAGCCAAGAGTCATTATCATTGAAGACAACTCGTTTGGTAAAGATGATTCGATGAACAAGTACTTTAGCGACTATCAACTTTACGGTATCCTTGCATGCAATCGCATTTACGGACGCAAGGACGATTCGCAAGTTTGGCGATTTATGAATCCAACTGCTTGACACGCAGGTTTAGCCTACGCTACAATTCACGCAACGCCAAGGATTAGCCTTGGCTACAAAAGTCACGCAAGTTCCATTGCAACTGATTAGCGGCAAAGACGAGCGGACTGTTTAACGTTTCATTTCGTTTCACAGTCGGCAGTTTCAGCCGCTATTTTCGTTTGATGCTGCCGCAATCCAAAGAGGGCAGTTTAATGAGAACATCTATCGAAATCAGCAAGGAAATTCAATCCTTGCAAGCTCGCGCCGAAGCAATCGTTGCGTTGGCAAAAGAAGAAACCCGCGATCTAAACGCGGAAGAAACCCAAGAAATCGATTCGATTGTCGGGACAGATGCAGAATCCGGAAAGATCACTGCACTACGAAAAGACCATAGCCGAATGTTGCGAATCGAAAGTGCAGCAGTCGATATTGTCAAGAAGCAAGAAGCCGCAGAAAAGCAACCAATCAAGATTCCAGCTCGCGCTAAAGCAAAAGCACCGAAAGGTTTTGAATCGGCTGAAGATGCTTGGTTGATGGGAAATTGGGCATTGGCTTCCTTCAACGGTAACGGGAAAGCAAAGCGAGTCTGTAAAGATCATGGAATCAAAGCTGCGATGTCCGTTGGTGTTAACCCGCTTGGTGGCGCGGTCGTGCCAGAACCACTTTCTAACGCGATAATCGAGCTTCGGGAGATGTATGGTGTCTTTCGCCAGAACGCCACTGTTATCCCCATGTCTGATGCAACGCTAACAATCCCGCGATTGGCAAGCGAAGTCACTGCGTACTACGTTGGCGAAAACACATCGATCACCGCAAGCGATCCGACTTTGGCATCGATCAAGCTTGACGCGAAGAAGTTGGCAACGTTGACAGTAATGAGCAACGAAGTCAACGAAGACGCAGCTATCTCGCTTGCTGAGATGTTGAGTCGTTCGATTGGTCAATCGTTCGCAATTGCTGAAGACGCTGCTGGCTTCCTTGGTGATGGAACCTCGACCTACGGTGGAATTAGCGGGCTGATCACCGACTTAGCAGCCGGAAGCCGCTATACGGCAACGTCCAGAACGACCTTCAGCGCACTTTTAATGAGTGATTTTGAAAGCATCGTCGGGCAAGCAAAGCAATGGGCAGGATACCAGCCAAAATGGTTTATTTCCAAGGCAGGATACGCCGCTTCTATGATGCGTTTGGCCGATGCTGTTGGTGGAAATACCAACGTGACAATTGCTAACGGTCCATCGATGGTCAATTTCCTTGGCTTCCCGGTTGTTTTCTGTCAAGGACTTGAAAGCCGATTGACTGGAACGACTGGAGGAACCTTCTGTTTCTTTGGCGACCTTCGAGAATCTGTCTACATGGGTAGCCGCAAGGACATCACGCTTGCAATCGATAGCTCGCGGTATTTTGACCAAGATTCCATCGCGTTACGCGCATGCCAAAGATTCGATATCCGAGTCTTCGACGTTGGAACTGCAACCGCTTCTGGTGGCATGATTCGCGGAATCTTTGGCTAGTGAATCACCCCTGTTGCTCCAGGTGGTTTGGGGGCTAGTTGGTTTTGCTGACTAGCTCCCTTTTTGAAAACAAACAACAAACAACAAAAAGGCAATACGAAAATGAAACTACAGCAATCAGCATTTTATTCGCCATTGATGGCGCCATCTGCATCGGCAGCGACGACAGCGAGAACAGCAAACCTTGATACCCAAGGTGCAAACTCTGCTTCCATCGCTATTTCTCTCGGTGCCGAGTTGAACACAAACTCGACAAACGTTGTTGTGCAGTTGTCTGAATCGGACACGACTGTAGCAACTACCTTTGCCACGTTCAACGCTTCGTACAACCAAACGGTTGACAACACCGCAGCAACGGTGACTGCGTACCATGTCGATTTGAAGGGGCGTAAACGATACTTGCGGTTGACGCTGACACCTGACACCACAACCAACGGTGCGGTTGTTAGTTCTGCTATCGGAATTCTCGATCTCAACCTTCGGAACTCGGCAGCGTCTGCTAATTCGACTCAAGGCGTTGCAGGTTAGCTTTTTTCTTTACCAAAATCTGGAGCAAACAGGTGAGTG